AGATCCGACAGGTGGACGCTCCGGATGCACATCATCGAGGACATCAGCAAGGTGCCCGATCCGACGCACCGGCGCATCCTGTCGCTGCATTATCTGGAGGGGCGCAGCTGGGAGTGGATCGCGGTCGAGATCGGATACAGCTACAGGCATACGACCCGCCTGCACGGCGAGGCGCTGCAGGCAATGGATAAGATCCTGGCGACAAAGTGATCTTGTCCTACCATGTCCTATATGACCTATGGTATAAGTATAATAGGCGAAAGCCTACAAGGGAGTTCAGATCTCGCTCTTTCGGAACTTCATTCACCGCACAATAACAGAGGGCACGCGCTGGCTGTATCGGCGCGTGTTTTCTTATGGAGGAGATGACAGATATGGCCAAACCATTTGCGCGGCGGTTCTACTCCTCGAAGGCATGGCAGGACTGCCGGAACGAATACGCGCGGAAACAGCACTACCTGTGTGAGGATTGTCTGCGTCGAGGGATATATAAGCCCGGCGAGATCGTTCACCACAGAATAGAGATAGATCCGATCACCATCGAGGTGCCGGAGATCGCTCTGAACTTTAACAACCTGGAGCTGCTCTGCCGTGACTGCCATGCAAGGCGGCACGATCTGCAGGGCGGACGCTGGGCAAAGGTTAACGCAGCGAGGAAGAAGGCGAAACGGGACGCGATGCGGTTCAATGTCGACGAATTCGGACGCGTAACCGCAAAATAGTAGCCGAACAGCCCCCCCCATGCGGCAAAAAAATACAGATAAGGATAGACCGGGGAGTGAAAATCTAAGGTCTGTTATATGGCGAGAGATACAAAACAGGCCGAAATGCCAGGAAAAGGGCGAAGAATGGCCAAAGATAACTGGATATACACGTACTATCAGGGCATCCGGAACGGAAAATACACCGTAGGGCGCTGGATCGAGCTGGTTTATGAGTACATCATCAAAGGACTGGAGGAAAAACGGTTCTTTTTTGATGTAAAAAAGGCGGATGAGGCGATCGAGTGGATGGAAACGCACTGTTTTCACACCGAAGGGCCTCTTGCGCCGGGAAACATCGAGCTTGAGGTCTGGCAAAAGGCGCTCGTTTCGTGCATCTACGGGATCGTGGACAAGAACGGCCTGCGCCAGTTCCGCGAGATCCTGCTGGTGGTCGGCAGAAAGAACGGCAAGACCAAACTGGCAAGCAGCCTCGGCTCGTACGAGTTCCGGAGCCAGGAATACGGCTCCAGAGTGTTCTGTATCGCGCCGAAACTGGAACAGGCCGACCTGGTCTACAACGACGTCTGGATGATGACCACGTTGGATCCAGAGTATAAGCGGCTTAAAGAGGTGCTATCCGAGAAGGACGAGCACAACAAGAAGATATATGACGACGCGGAACTTCCGCGCCACAGGATGAGCGACCTCGCCATACCCGGATCGAACAGCACTGTAAAGAAGATCGCGTTTTCTGCGAAGAAGAGCGACGGCTTCAACCCGAGCCTGTGCATCTGTGACGAGATAGCATCATGGGAAGGCGACGCCGGCCTGAAACAGTACGAGGTCATGAAGTCCGGAATGGGCGCGAGGCCGGAAGGGATCCTGCTCAGCTGCACGACGTCCGGATATATCAACGACAGCATATACGACGAGATGCTCAGAAGGGCAACTCGTTTTTTATTAGGTGACAGTAAAGAGACGAAACTGCTGCCGTTCCTGTACATGATCGATGATATCGACAAATGGAACGACATCAACGAGCTCCGGAAGAGCAACCCGAACCTTGGAGTGTCGGTCTCGGTCGACTACATGCTCGAAGAAATAGCGGTCGCGGAAGGCTCGCTCAGCAAGAAGGCCGAGTTTATCACGAAGTATTGCAACCTGAAGCAGACGAGCTCGCTGGCGTGGCTCGGTTCGGAGATCATCGAGAAGACCACAGGCGAGCCGCTTCACATGGAAGACTTCCGTGGATGCTACTGCGTCGGAGGCATCGACCTGTCGAGAACCACCGACCTTACGGCTGCAACGGTAGTTATAGAGAGGGACGGGGAGTTATACGTCTTCGCTCGGTTCTGGCTTCCAGCGGAACGCATCGAGGAACTGACGGCGGCCGACGGAGTGCCGTACAACATTTACGTCCAGCGCGGCCTGCTGCATCCGAGCGGCGAGAACATCATCGAATATTCGGACGTGTTCGACTGGTTCCGGATGCTGGTAGAGCAATACGAGATTTACCCGCTGAAAGTGGGTTATGACAAATACAGCGCAACGTATCTGGTCCAACAGATGGACGGGTACGGTTTTCATATGGATGACGTATATCAGGGGTATAACCTGCACCCGGTCATCCAGGAGGCGGAGGGACTGCTGAAGGACGGCAAGATCCATATCGGAGATAACGATCTGCTGAAGATCCATATGTTCAACTCCGCGCTAAAGGTAAGCACCGAAAAAGGAAGGTCGAAGCTGGTAAAGATAAAGCCGACCGCACACATCGACGGCATGGCCGCGCTGCTTGACGCCATGACAGTCAGACAGAAGTGGTGCGGCGAGATCGGCGAGCAACTGAAAAACAACCGGAGGGAAAATTAATGTCGTTATTGGATAAGATATTCCGACCGGACGAGGCAAAGAAGTCAAAGGACGCGCTGACGCGGGCGAATTCCTTATTTGAGACGCTCACAGCCTACGCTCCGGTCTTCACTAACTGGGGCGGCGCGATCTATGAAAGCGAGATCGTGAGAGCCGCAATCGACGCGAGGGCGCGCCATATCAGCAAGCTGAAGGTAGACGTTAATGGAACGGCAAACCCGTCCCTACAGGCGAAACTGCGCCTCGGCCCGAACCAGTGGCAGACGTGGAGCCAGTTCCTGTATAGAACATCGACCATACTGGACGTCAACAACACGGCCTTCATCGTCCCTGTCTTCGACGAGCGCATGGTCATCACCGGGGTCTTCCCGGTACTGCCGACCATGTGTACGCTGGTCGAATACGATGATGAGGTCTGGCTGCGGTATCAGTTCGCAACCGGACAGTATGCAGCAGTCGAGTTCCGGAAGTGCGCGATCCTGACGAAGCACCAGTACAAAAATGACTTCTTCGGCGACACCAACAGAGCACTGCGCGAGACCATGCAGCTGATGCACATCCAGAATCAGGGCATAGAGGAAGGCGTGAAGAACGCAGCGACGTTCCGCTTCATGGCGCAGCTGAATAATTTCGCAAGCGCCGACGACCTTGCTAAAGAGCGTGAGCGGTTCACGGCGGCGAACCTGTCGACGGAATCCAAATCCGGAGGCTTCCTGCTGTTTCCGTCGACTTATAAGGACATCAAACAGATCGACGTCAAGCCGTACGCGATCGATGCGGATCAGATGGCGCAGATCCGGGAGAACGTCTTTAACTATTTCGGCGTCTCGGAAGCTGTGCTTCAGAACAAAGCAAAGGCGGAGGATCTGGAAGCATTCTTTGATGGTGGTATCGAGCCCTTCGCGATCCAATTTTCTGAAGCGGTGACGAGGATGCTCTTCTCGGAGCGTGAGAGGGCGCAGGGTTCACACATTATTGCCAACGCAAACCGGCTCCAGTACATGAGTACCAGCGCGAAGGTACAGATGGCAAAAGAGCTGGGAGACAGGGGCGCGATCCTTATCGACGAGATCCGTGAGCTGTTTAATTACGCCCCGCTTCCGGATGGGGCCGGACAGGTAGCGCCTATCAGAGGCGAGTATAAGGCAACGGATGAGTTAGGAGGTAACAGCGATGCCGATCAAGAATGACAGAGAATACAGAAACATGACGATGGAGATCCGGCAACCTATCGATGGAGAGCCGGAGGCCAAGATCGTTACAGGATACGCGAGCACATTCGAAGAACCGTACAAGCTGTACGGCGGCGAAGGCTGGGAACTGTGGGAGGTCGTGGATAGAACGGCCTTCGACGAGACAGATATGTCGGATGTGATCATGCAGTACGATCACGCCGGACGCGTATTCGCGAGAACAAGAAACGAAACCCTGACCGTCACACCGGACGAGCGGGGTTTGTTTATATCCGCTGATCTCGGTGGTACAGAAATCGGACGCGAGCTGTACGAAGAGATCGCAGGAGGCTATACCGACAAGATGAGTTTTGGCTTCGTGGTCACAGGGGAATCCGAAGAGCGCGAACAGAACGAGGATGGCATCTGGATCTACACCAGACACATTACCAAAGTCGGCAAGCTGTACGACGTTTCAGCCGTATCGATTCCGGCTAATGACGGGACAAGCATCGGAGCGGATGCGGTTACCCGGTCCATTGGCGATCTGACCGACGGAGTGATCGAGAGGATCCGGGCGGAGCGACTTGAGGAAGAGAAACGAGAGCTGGAACGCAAGAGAATCGAATTAAGAGTCAGAGCGTTAGGAGGTAACAACTAATGACGAGAGACGAAATCATGGCACTGAGCATGGAAGAGATCGAGACCAGGCGCGCAGAGATCGCCGCAGAGGTCGAGACTGCCGACGCTGAACAGATCGAAACACTCAATGCCGAATTAGATGCCATCGAGGAAAGAACAAAGGCTCTGAACCTCGAGGCGGAAGAAAAGCGTAAGGCGGCTGAAGCAGTAGCGGCTGGCGCTGGAAAAGAAATCGAAATCAGAAAGGAAGAGCATATCATGACTGAGATGGAAATCAGAAACAGCCACGAATATATCGAGGCATTTGCTAACTACGTTAAGACAGGCAACGATAAGGAATGCAGAGCACTGCTGTCCGACAACGTACAGAATGGCGTCGTTCCGGTACCGGAATTTGTTGCGGGAATCGTCGCAGAGAGACTGAAGGCGTCCGAGATCCTGAGAAGGGTTCGCAGAATGAACGCTGCTGGCAACGTCAAGGTCGGCTTCGAGATCGACGCACCGGCTGCAGGCGTCCACACTGAGGGCGGAAATGCGATGACAGAGGAAGAACTGGAACTGGGTATCGTCGAGATGGTCCCGAAGACATACAAGAAGTGGGTCAGCATCTCCGACGAGGCGCTCGATTCCATGAGCGGAGAGGCATATCTGCAGTACATCTATGACGAAGTCGCACGCGGCATCATCAAGGCGGAAGAGAACGCTGTCGTTGCTGCTATTCTGGGAGCCCCGCAGGCTGCCGACGCTACTCACCCGGCGGTCGCTGCATACTCCAACGGCGGAACAGCAAACGTCGCTGACTTCGTACAGGCAAGAGCGCTCCTGAGCTCCGCAGCTGAAGACCTGGTTATCATCGCGACCCCGGCACAGTATGCGGCTTACAGAGCGCTTCAGATGGGCGCTTCTTATGCAGTTGATCCGTTCGACGGTCTGGAAGTTCTGTTTAACGACACAGTTACAGCTCCGATCATCGGCGACCTGGCTGGCGTCATGATGAACCTGCCGAAGGGCGAGGCTGTCGAATTCAAGTATGACGACAGAACCAGAATGAAGCAGGATCTGGTCGACATCCTCGGACGTCAGCCCGCCGCTATCGCTGTCGTTGGCAACAAGTTCTTCACTAAGGTCACTGCCTAATGAAGGTCAAGCTGACCCACGACACCGCTGTACGCTTCGCACAGGGAACAGTTCTCGAGGTCTCCGATCAGGAGGCTTCGAGGCTGATCGCTTTTAACAACGCGGTCGAGGTCAAAGATAAGAAATCCGCAGCGAAGCCGGCGAAAACTAAGAAGTAACCAAGAGGGTATACAGATGCTGGAAAAAGTCAAAACTGCGTTAAGAATCAAAACAACTGCATATGATGACGAGCTGATGGATCTGATCGAGGCGGCAAAGCAGGATCTCGGTATTGCCGGCGTGGTTCTCCCTGCGGATATGACGGAAATCGTCCTGCGGGCGATCATCACGTACTGCAAGATGTCTTTTGGTATTCCGGAAGACTACGACAGACTGAAGCGGTCTTATGACGAACAGAAAGCGCAATTGTCAAATGCGACGGGGTACACGGATTGGACGGTGAACAGAGATGTATGATTCTGTAGCCATCCTGAAGCGGTACACCGACCCGACATATGACGAATACGGCAACGAACAGCACGAGCTGGAAACGGTCGAAGTGTTCGTACAGCCGCGGAGCGTCTACGCATCCGAGTTTTATAATGCGGCGCAGTTAGGTCTGAAACCGTCCATCACGCTCGTGATGACGAACAGGGAAGATTATGACGGGCAGAAACTGGTCGAGTACGAAGGCGTTGATTATAACGTCATCCGTACCGACTGGAACGCCCAGCGCGACAGCATCAGTCTGATATGTGAGGAGCGTATAGGAGATGCAGGAAACGATACAGGCACAACTGCAGGAAATTCTTGAGGATTACGCTGCGGAAGTCAAAAAGACCGTAAACGAGGCTATGGACACCGTCTCCAAAGAAGGCGTCCAGAAGCTGAAGAGCACTTCGCCGAAGCGCGACAGCAGAGGCAAGCATTATGCAAACGGCTGGGCGGTCAAGAAGGCCAGAGGAAGTCTTGGGATTGATGATGTGCTTATTTACAACAAGACCAAGCCACAGCTGACGCACCTGCTCGAGAACGGCCACGTTATCGCCAACGCACACGGTACATACGGCCGCATGGACGGCGTCAAGCGTATCGCACCAGTAGAGGAGTGGGCGGCGGAAGAGCTGCCCGCAGAAATTATAAGGGGGCTCGAATGACGATATATGAGACACTGAGAACAACGGGTTTACCGTGCGCATATTCGCACTTCAAAGAGCCACAGGAACTGCCGTATATCGTCTATATCGGCGCCGGGCAGAATGTGCTCGCGGCAGACAACACCTATCACTGGACGCGCAACGCATACCAGATAGAATACTACTTCAAAGTTAAGAACGAAAGGAACGAGGCGGCCATCGAGTCAGCGCTTCTGGCCGCCGGGTTCCCTTATCAGAAGAGCGAAGACACCTATCTTGAAGATCAGGGTGTCTTTTTGATTTATTACAATGTTTAGGAGGCAAAACAATGGCTGAAAATAAAGTCGTATTCGGCGTCAGCAACCTTTACTTCGGAACTTACGAAGTGGTTAACGGCACCGTCACGCTGGGCACTCCGTACCATCTTCCGGGCACAGTGAACATCTCGCTGGATGCTGAAGCGGAATCCAACACATTCTACGCAGACAACGTCGCGTACTGGACCGGATATTCCGATAACGGCTACACCGGAACCATCGAGAACGCGCTGTTCACTGACGAATTTAAGACCACGTTCATGAATTACATCGCGCTGGACGATGGCGGCGTCGCTCAGATCAAGGGCAAGCAGAACAAGAACGTATACATCATGTTCCAGGGCGAAGGCGACCAGGAGGCCCGCAGACACATCCTGTATAACGTCGCACTCGGTCAGATCACAAGAGAATACGCCACAACGGAAGATACCATCGAACCGCAGACAGCGTCTATGGAGTTTACTGTATCCGGCGATAATGGGACCGGAATCGTCCGCGCGTCCTACAAGCCGGCAGATTCTGCGTATAACACAATGTTCACGACCCCGCCTGTACCGACACTGCCGGCAGGAGACTAAGGAGGGTATAAGCCATGAGGAGGACAATAAGCATCGACGAGCACTCCATCGAGGTCAACACTTCGATGGGGTGGCTTTTTATTTACAAGAACACCTTCGGGCATGATGTTCTTCCGGATCTGATGCCGCTCGTTGAAGCGGCGCTGTCCGGACTGGCCGAGATCCTCGGAAGCGGAGCGATCAAGGGCGACAAAAGCATCGACCCGGAAAAGGCGCTGGATCTGATGAACGCTGACGCACTGGTGGAAATGTTCATCAAGATGGCGGGCATGGAGCTGACGACCGTGCTGCAGATCTTCTGGGCGATGGCAAAGAATGCAAACAGGGATATCCCTCCGGCGGAAGTCTTTTACGGCGCGTTGGAGCGGTTCCCGATGGACGAGATCGTCCCGATGCTGTTCTATGCTATCGTTGAAAGTTCGGTAAGCTCAAAAAACGTGAAAAGCCTTCTGGAGAGAATGAGAAAACAGATCCCGTCTCTCTCGACGTGGTCACAATCGCAGGAGTCGACAGAGGGCTGACAGTAGACGCGATTAAGGAAATGGAACTCGGGCAACTTGTGGATTACGTTACCGAGTATAACCGGATGCACGATTACGAGCCGTCCGGAAGCAAGAAAAAAGACAAGCCGAAGCGCCGGAAGGCCACACAGGCCGACTGGGATGCTTTCTGGGGGTAATTATGGCAATTGGCAAAAACGTCAAAGGCATAACAATCGAGTTTCAGGGCGATACCACGAAACTGGGAAAGGCGATGGACAGCATCCGGAAGGACGCAAAAAACGTCGATTCCCAGTTAAAACAGGTCAACAATGCGCTGAAGTTCAATCCAAAGAATACAGAGCTTCTCGCGCAGAAGCAGCAGCTGCTCGGGCAGAAGGTAGAGCTGACCAAGAATAAACTGGATGCCCTGCGCGAGGCACAGGCGAAGATGGACGACGACCCGTCAGTCGATAAGACCTCACAGGATTATACAGAGCTGCGACGGGAAATCATCGTCACAGAGAACCAGCTGAAGAATTTTAATAAGCAGCTGAAGGAAGTCGAGAACGTCAAATTCACACAGGTCGGTGAAGGGCTCCAGAAGATCGGCGGAAAGATGCAGACCGTCGGCAAGGGCATGACGAAGTATGTCACCGGTCCGATAGTGGCTGCGGGTGCTGCGGCGACAGCAGCGTTCAACGAGGTCCAGAAGGGGCTCAACATCGTCACGCAGAAGACCGGCGCAACCGGAGAGGCGCTGGCCGGGATGCAGGAAAGTGTGAAGAACATCGCCAAGACCGTGCCTGCGGATTTCGAAACGATCGGCGCGGCGGTTGGCGAGGTCAACACCAGATTCGGACTGCAGGGTCAGGCGTTGGAAGATCTCTCCGGGCAATTCATTAAATTTGCGAAGCTGAACGGCACGGACGTATCGACATCCATCGACCAGGTGCAGAAGGCGATGACGGCCTTCGGCGTGCCGGTAGAAGAAGCCGGCGATATGCTCGATCTGCTTAATAAGGTCGGGCAGAACACGGGCGTCAGCATGGACACGCTGACACAGTCGCTGGTAACCAATGCGCCGGCATTGCAGGCGATGGGATTTACCGCGAATCAGGCGGCGACCTTCCTCGGTCAGCTTGAAGTATCAGGCGTCGACAGCACGAAGGTCATGACGGGCCTGCAGAAGGCGCTGGTCAACGGCGCGAAAGCGGGCAAGACCATGCCGGAGGTCATGAGCGAGATCCAGCAGTCTATCGTGGGAGCCACGAACGAGACAGATGCAATGAACGCCGCTACCGAGATCTTCGGAGCGAAAGCTGGCCCTGCGATCGCCACAGCAGCCAGAAGCGGAGCACTCGATTTTGATGCGCTGGCCTCGTCCGTCACGCACGCGGAAGGATCACTGAATGAGACATTCGAAAATACCTTGACGCCGGCGGAAAAGTTCCAGACCACGATGAATGCGTTGAAGGTCACCGGCTACGAGATCGCCAACACGGTGCTGCCGATGATCCAGCCGGTGCTGGATAAGATATCGACGGCCGTGCAGAATCTGGCAGCAAGATGGAAAGAACTGTCGCCGGAGACGCAGAAGATGATCCTGATCTTTGCGGGAATCGCTGCGGCCATCGGTCCGGTGCTGATCGTCATCGGCAAGCTGGCGACCGGGATCGGGGCAATCATCAAGATCCTGCCGATGCTCGGGAGCGCGTTCACGTTCCTGACGGGTCCGGTCGGTCTGGTCATCGCGGCCATAGCGGCGGCCATCGCGATCGGAGTGCTCCTGTACAAGAACTGGGACAAAATCAAGGAAAAAGCGGGCAAGCTGAAGGAATATGTCATCGGTGCATTCAAGGCGCTGAAGGAAGGCGTCAAACGGCTCTTCGGTGATATAAAGGATGCGATGATAGCACCGATCGAGGCGGCGCGGGACGTGATCAAGGGAATCATAAAGAAGATCAAAGGCTTCTTTGACTTCGACTTCAAACTCCCGGATCTGAAGACGCCGCACTTTACTATCGACCCGCCTGGATGGTCCATAGGCGATCTGCTGCACGGCGTGATCCCGTCTCTCGATGTAGACTGGTACGCGCAGGGCGGTATCTTCAGGAGCCCGTCCGTTATCGGTGTAGGTGAAGCGGGACCTGAAGCGGTCCTGCCGATCGAGAAGCTGCAGGGGATGCTGGCAAGTATGGCGGACAGCATCGTCAACGGGATCCTGACCGGCAACCAGCTGCAGGCAGCAGGGTCTGGCGGAGAAATCGTGATAAAGAATTACCTTTATCCATCTGGGCCTCAGATGGGTGAGCAGACGGTCAAGATGTATGATCAGTATAAGAGGATACTCGGATGATTGGAATCTTTAACAGTATCACAATAAACGGCGTAGAGATCTACCGGAGCAACGGCTTTACACTGTCGCGCGAGTGGATCTACGCAGGCGAGATCGTGACCTGTACCGGCAAGGTGTGCGCGGACGTGGTCGGATGGCGATACAGCAATCTGCAGCTGCAATGGGATAATCTCCCGCAGGACCAGCTGCAGGCGCTTCTGGCGCTGGACGGCACAGAGGTCAACGCGGTCTTCGCGAACGAAGAAAACGAGACCGTCACAGAGGCGGTCATTCCCATCGTATCGACGGCGACCGTGACCAGGCTGACGGATCCGCAGGGTGATGTCGCATGGTCCGGGGTCGGATTAGAGCTGAGGTTCATCAATGCCCACAACGATTAACGAGCAGAACGCAAGACAAATCAGACAGCCGATGGACGTGCTCATCACGATGCAGGTGCCGGATGATGATATCACGCTGTCCTTCAGCGGGTACACATCGACGTCGAAGGTATCCGACGGCAGGCTGACTCAGCCGACATGGCCTATGAGAAGGCTCGCAGACCTGCAGGGTGACGGTTTCGCCCTGAGCGGGTCGTATGCCCTGTATGAGTCTCTGACGCCGTCCGCGACCAATGGCAAGCTAGGCGTGCGCGGTCACGTGGGGCAGACGGTCAATCTGACGGTTACGGGGAGTCAGCAGATGGCGGGACTGACGCTACTGGTAACGGGCGCGGAGTCGGTGACATATAACGGGTACAGTCACGAAGTCACGTCTGGGCGGGTCAGTTTCCTTGTTGGTGCAACGAGTGCTGCGCTGACTCTGACGCCCGCTTCGGAAGAGACGCGTATCGAGATATCCGAGGTGCAGACGGGCGCGGATATTACCATCACGAACGATAACCTTATTTCCTGCACCGTTTCGCTCCGTTCCGACCTGTCGCCGTTCGACCAGACGTTACCAGAATCGGAATTGAATATCGACGCTTATTTTGACGAG